GAGACGATCTTGTCTCTTTTCTTCGCTCGCCCGTTTTCCGGCGGTACTTCCGCTTCTAAGTCTGCCATCCTGTTTTTCGTTTTGACTGCCATTCCAAGTCCTTTCCAAGATAGACACACCACGCAAGCGGACACCCGCCTGTCGATCCATAAGCCTGCCCTGCCGCGCCCGACCTTGCCGCGCCATGCCTCGCCATGCCCGGCCTTGCCTCGCCAGGCCAAGCCTCGCCTTTCCTGCCGCGCCGGGCCAAGCCTTGCCAAGCCGCGCCACGCCGGGCCGCGCCTTGCCGGGCCACGCCGAACCCTGCCACGCCACGCGCAAAGTCCGCGCGATCGGCGCTCGCTGTCGAGGCAAAGACGCGCAACCACGCGGACCAAGTTTCCAGGAGTCCTCGACAGCTATTAGGAGTGTACTACATTCTCGGAGGTTGTCAAGCCCAAAGTTTCGACGCGACTCGCCTGCACGCGGGTACGGTCGGCCATGCCGAACCGGGCCAGGGTATCCGACAGGCCGCCGATCCGGTCCACCAACCCGCGTTTGAGGGCGTCCTGGGCCATGAAGACTTCTCCGCTCGCCAGCGCGTCTACCGCCTTCGCAGACAACTTGCGACCACGCCCCACCGCAGCCTTGAAGTCCGCCGCATAACTATCAACGATTTGCTGAATGTACGCCTCTTGCTCAGGGGTGAACTCGACGCCGAAAACGCCCGTCGATTTGAGGGGTCCGCTCGCCACCGCCACGACCCGAACGCCGAACTTTTCGGCCAGCTTGGACCAATCAGAAAACACCGCAATCGTCCCGATGCTGCCAACCAAGTCCATTGGTCCGGCCACGATTTCGGTCGCCCCGGCGATCGCGTAGAGGGCCGCGCTCGCTGCCATGCCCTCGACGACTGCGACCACAGGCTTGATCGCCGCCGCTTTCGTGACCGCCGAGCCAAGTTCACTCAGGCCGTCTACAGTCCCGCCTGGGCTGTCTACGCGAAGGATGATCCGGCGAACGGATGGGTCGGCGGTCGCGGCCTCCACCGCCGCCCGGACTTCATCGACATCGACAACGTCCGGTGCCCACGTGCCCGACCGTCGCATGATGACGCCCATAATGGGAATGATGACGGCGACGGGCGTAGCTTCCGCGCGAAGTCCGCCGCTATCCTTAATCACGACGCCAGCGGTCAGCCGAAGTTTCGCAATTCCGGCGAGCTTGGCCGCCGCCTCAAACAGCCGATCGACGCCCAACTGGGCGATACTCAAGATGCCGTGCATATCGTTTACTCCGCGACCATCACTTCATCATCGACGTACCACTTGTGCGGTTCGTCCATTCCGTCGAACTTGACCGCAAGCGCCGGAGTCGAAATCTCGACAATCGGACCTTCCGCATCCATCGTCTCTTCATCGTGATTCTTACCCGGCTTTACTCTTACGCGCGTTCCAACGTCATAGCGCGTCGTCGTCGTTTCCGACCTTACGAGTTTCGTTCCGAAAAGAACCCCGGTCAGTTTATCCGCCGTCGTTTCGATTGCCGCAAGGCTCGCGGATTCCCAGCCGTCCGACTCGACCGCCAGCACATTCGCCGCGTACAGGGCCGCCGCATCCCGGCAATGTTTCGTGATAGTGTCGCCCTTCGGCAACATGACGCCAACGAACGGTGAGAGCGCCGCGTTCAGCGCCTCCGCAATGTGGGCTTGCTGCTCGCCGTAGAACTTGTCGGCCCACTGCGGAAAGCTGTCTTTACCTACCTGCCGTGCGCGCGCCTTCTCTTCGCGCCGCCGCGCCGTAGTCAACTGCGACACGATCAACTGCCGGATCGCCCGCGCGCCCGCGCCTTGATCTTGTTGCGGTTCCGCCGCCGATCCAGTCTGCTCGGACCCCGGCCCGGCCTGCGGCGCGTTCACCGGCGTCGGCTCATCCGCCCAGCCCATATTGACCGGCTTCCAGTAGCGATCGCCGAATCCGTCGTCCTCGCGGTTAAGGTCCATCAACTCCCGAATCTCATTGCGCGTTACGAACCCGGCGAGCATTTGACGGCCCCAAGCGTCCGCCTGGGTTTTCATGTCGCCGCGAAGCAAGCCGCGCACATTCATCTTGGTAAAGCGCCGGAACCGATTCGCGGCACTGATGAGCTTTCGATTCGCCTCCTGTTCGTATCGTACCGCGCGCGGCACGATCGCATCGCCGACAAACACCATTTCATCGTGCTCGACGTTGCCGGATTCGCCGTATTCAAGGTCGCCGATCTTGCGAGGCGTCAAGCCGAAGAACCGGCAGATTTCGCGGACCTGCTCTTTGCGCGTTTCGTTGTGCTGACCTTCATCGGGCGTGATGCCGATCGACTTCCAGACGGCCCCTTGTTCGAGAATCAGCGGAGTCCCGGCGTTCCCCGCCCCAGCCTTTTTGCGCCACGCCGCTCGCAGGCGGCGATATGCCTTATCCTTCAACGGCACCGGAACTTCGACGGTCCCCGACGGGCGCAGCGCGTTACCGTAGAACGCCGCGCCGAACCGTTCAGCGGCAATCCCTAGCGCGATCGCTTCGCGCCCGCCGTCAATCGTGTTAAGACCGATCACGCCGTCGAGCGTCATGCCCTTAACGTGAAACATGTCATCCGGCGGCACATCGACGCGCACCCCGCGCTCATCGCGGACTTCGTAATAAAGTCGATCGGATTCCGTACGCCGCACGGTGACGCGACTCGCATGAACCGGCCATAGTGCGATCGGGTCGAATCGCCCGTTGCGTTCGATGTAGCTGTAGCAGTTGCCCCAGAGATCGCCCGTCGTGTTCATCGCCACGACCCAATCGGCGGGATTCATTTCCGGGTTAGGTGCGGTGTGAAGCAAGTAATCGGTGGGATCGTTTTCTGCGATTTCTCGGTCGCCGTCATCCTGCAATTCGTAGACCCGCCACGGCAGGACTGACATCGACTTTGAGATCACGTTGACGCACGCCCAGACGGTCGAAAGTTGAAGCGCCGACATTTCGCTGACCCAAATCTTCGGAACGGTCGGGCCGATGAAGTGCGGAAGTTGAGTCGGAGTTCCGGCTCGGCGTAATTCCATCCGAGAGGTAAGACGATGCCAGAGACCCATCACAAACTCCGCACAGGGCGGCGATCGTAGACAAACGAATCGCTCGCTTCGCGCTTGATAACGCGACTCAGCGCCATAATCAAGGCCACAACATTGTCGATCCGCCCCGTCTTCCGGGCTTTGTAGGGCCGGACGCTTTGGGGGTTAAACTTGCTCGGTTGGGCGGCGGTATTCGAGAACTGCCAACGGAGTAGTGGGTTGTCGCCGTGGCGGAGCTTGCCCGTTTGCAGAGCGACCAGTGAGAGGTTCATCGGCTCTGACAGGTGGTTCCACGTCTGAGGAACGGCTACACACTCGACCCCGTGCTCGTCGGCTAGGCCCGCCCATAGGACAAGCTGCGTCGCCCCGGCCTCGTCGAAGCCGAGTTGCGGCATATCGAAGCGTTTCGATAACTCGACGATCCGCTCGGCGATATAGCGATGGTCGATCGCGTCACCGGGCGTCAACTCCACCAACCCAGCCCGCGCCCACTCGCGGTACGGCACCCGATCGGTCTTTTCATGCTCGCGCGCCGTCGCCTCCGGTATCCACGCCCAGGTGAAAACGTCGAACGCACCCTCGTCCTCTTCGTCAGGAAAAACGAGCGTCAACCCGGCCAAATCCTTCTTCTGGGCGAGGTCGAGTCCAGCGTAGCAAAGTTCGCCTTCCAAGTCCTCCAGCTTCCGGCGCGGCTGACATGCGTCCCACCGATCCATCGGGTAGTAGCGAACTGACTGCTCGGTCCAGAGGTTCAGGTGCAGCCGCTTAAACGTATTCTCGTCGGACGGCGACTTTTTCGCTACTTCGCATTCGGCTCGCAGGGCGTCCAAGTTGACGCTGATGCCAAGGTTCGGATTCGCTTTCGCCCACGTCGCCTCGGCGGTCCAGCAATCCTCCGGTTTCGCTTCATAGATGACGGGCAGGTAGGAAGCGTCCAGGTATCCTTCAACCCCATCCCGCACCCGACAGGCATACTCGTACTCCTTGAAACAAACGGACTCCCGATCCCAGCCCGCCGTCGTAATCATCACAAGCAAAGGCTGGCGACGGCTTATAAACCGGGTTTTGAGGATTCGGAACGCCTCGGAATCTGAAATCGCATGAAGTTCATCGACGATCGCGGCGTGAAGGTTATAGCCGTGGGCACCACGCTCCTCAAACGCGATCGTCCGAAAGAAAGATGCCTCATCCGCCTTGAGTACCATCGAATGACCCGCCTTGAAGATTTTCACACGAGCCGACAGCGAAGCGTCCAACTCCGCGAAGCCTCGCGTCCATCGCCAAAGCAAGAGCGCCTGCTCTTTCGTGTATGCGACGTTGATGATCTGTGCGCCAGGTTCCCCGTCGCCATGATATAGATAGGTGCCGATCCCGGCAGCGAGCGGCGTCTTGCCATTTTTCCCCCCGACCTCGATGAACGCCGTTCGGTATCGGCGCGTCCCATCGGGCCGCTTCCAGCCGAACAGGTTGCCGATAATCGGACGCTCCCAGGCCGAAAGCTCAAATGGGCGCTTACCGAGCTCACCTTCCACGTGGTTAAGGCAGGTTGGGAAAAAGTCAAGGGCGAGCGCCGCTGACTTGGGATCGAAAACGCAATCGCCCGCGTCACGCTTCGGATCGTAGCCGGGAATCTCACCCAGCGCAGAAGAATCGGGACTTATCACCATCGAGGGCCGCGTTGCCGATCGCCTTCGTTGTGGCGATACGCGTACGCGCCGAAGGCGTAAGTCCGAACCGATCTTCGATGCTGGTAAGGATTCGATGGTATCTGTCATAGAGAGCATTCTGCGGCCACGGGGCCACGCCCCGCGCCGTGCCGTCTTTG